TAGGTCAGCGTCTTTTAAGAATGATTCTAAACTAGGTTCTTCACTCATAGAACCAAAGTCTCTTGATGGTTTTACTCTAAAAAGAAATGATGAATAAATTTGTATAATATTTTTACAATGATTATCGCATGGAGTATTTGCAAGTCTTTGATTGAACTCGTTATCTAATTCAAGATTATATCTATTTAAGTATTGACCTATTGTATAGTCATAACCACCATTATAACTTCTAATAAAATACTCCCAATTATTAATAGTCTCTCTATAATCTTTATGAGTATCTAGTGCCTCGTCTTTGCTGTACGCCATAATTTCCTTTTAGATTCCATCTTTGAGGAATACTACCAGGAGTTTTAATAGTCAAAGGTTTTATATAGTCTATCAAATATCCTAGAGCGTCATTCATGTGGTCAAATCCTTCCTCTTTATCTGGAATGTTTGTGTTTTCCTTATAAATTTGTCTTTGTAATCCTTTTAACAATATTTTTAAATTTTTTCCAATGAAAATATGCCTTTCGCCATTTGAATCTTTAAGT